GCGTAGATTTATTCAGGACAAGGATTTGTATCCTGGTCAACAAACGGGGCAGGAGGTCTACGATGATTCTGCGATGTTGGCCAGAAATCTTCTCGTGGATGGCATGGTCGGGTACCTCTGCGGACGTAATCAACCCTGGTTCGGACTTGAGATCCCTGGCAAATTCGACTTTCCCCGGTCCTCAGGTTTACGCCACTGGACTGGCAAGCGAGTTGACTCCTTTCCCCAAGTCCAGAAGTGGTTGCAGGACTGCTCAACCGTCATGTACTCGGCCTTCAATCGATCCAACTTCTACGACGTAGTTCCTGAATTCATTTCGGATGGAGCGACGTGTGGGACTGCAAACATTCTGATCGAGGAAGACATTGAGCGAGCAGCGATTGCTTTCACCGTTCCTCACTTCCGCGAGTGCTTCATCGGAGAGAATCAGTTCGGCGCGGTGGATACCAACTACCGAATTTACAAGATGACCCTCCGGCAGTTGGTTCAGAAGTTTACGATGGAGGCGATGGAAGCCGCCGACGACAATTTCAAGAAGCGGTACGAGGCGAACATGTACGCCGAGGAGGAGATCCTCCATGCCGTCTATCCGCGTACGGACTTCAACCCCCTGAGGATCGACGCCAAGAACAAGCGGTGGGAGTCGGTGTGGATCTATCGCAAGGGTGGGAAGGTTCTTGATACGAAGGGCCGGACGCCATCGAATGCGAGCGATAGGGTCACTCTCTTGAGCGAGGGTGGCTACGATACGATGCCGATGGTGTCGTGGCGATGGAGAAAGAACAACGATGAAGTCTACGGGCGCGGTCCTGCTCACGATGCCTTTGTTCAGATCGCCCTGGGTAACCAAATGGGCCGGACGAATCTCATCACCGGACAGCGAGCCGCCGAGCCTCCTTTGGTTGCTTATGCTGATATGCGCGGTGCTATTCAGCGCGGCCCGAATGGGATAACGTACATGGAGTCGAATCGCGGAGACATTCGCACGCGGGCTCCTATCCCACTCACGACCGGCGTACAAAATCTTCCGTTCTTGATCGAGAATCAGGACCGGGTTTCGAAGATAATCAACCAGCACTTCCATACCGACGTGTTCATGATGATGTCTCAGCTTGCCGCTGGTGGTAAGAGCGAGCGCATGGTAACCGAGCAGATCGCGGAGCTTCAAGGTGAGAAAGCGGCGATCCTCGGCACTCGTGTCGGCAACCTCCAGTCCGAAGCGTTCAATCCGATCATCAACCGGGTGTACAGCATTGAGTCTGAAGCGGGACGCATACCCCAACCTCCAGACATCCTCATTGAATCGATCCACGGCCCGGTGGAGGTTCAGTACCTCGGACCTCTCGCTCAAGCTCAGACCCGCCTGACAACCGTGCGCCAGATTCAGTCCTTCTTGTCGGCAGCGCAACAGGTAGCGCAGTTCGATCCAACCATTGTTCATGCGGTGAATGGACCTGAGGTTCTCCGCATCATGCGCGATGCGCTGAATGCCCCTGTCGATATCGTCTACGACGATAAGACCTTCGCCTCGATCATCCAGGGCGTCAACAAGCTGGCCGAGCAGCAGCGCAATGCGGAGACGATACCGAAGATGGCGAAGGCCGCATCTGCGCTTGCGAAAGCCCCTGAAGCTGGAAGCATACTCGACAAATTGATGGGGAATGACAATGGACAGCAGTAGTGAAGAGATGCAAAAGCGGTACAAGAATGTCTTCTCGACTCCCGAGGGGAAAATTGTTTTAGGTGATATCTTGACGAAGGGCCATTACGGTGTGACACTAGATCCTGAGAACGCAGTCCAGATTTCTGAATACAACTTCGCACTTGTAATTGCAACAAACGCAGGAGTGTTTGATCCGCTCTACCGTGGTCTTGGATTGATAAAGGAGTAACATGGCAAATCCTAACGCAGCTTTCGATAATATCCAGTGGCCCGGAGGAGATGGACTCAGAGTTCCCCAAGAGCGTGCAGGATTCCGTCCTCTGGCTACGCAGACTGGTCCCACCTTGGACACCTATGGGGAAGTGGATCTTGGCAGCGTATCTGGCACTGTGAAGCTGACGATCCAACAGGCCGGGGCGTCACTCATCACGCTGACCCCCAGCGCGGCTGTGACTCTCGTATTTCCGAACTGTCAGCCGGGGTATTCGACCATTGTGCAGAATCTCAGCGCGACCTATGCGATCACGGCGGAAGTCAATGGGAATACGACCAATACGGCGACCTGTGCCGTGAGTGTTATGACCACGGTCGTCTTCACTGGCCTGAACGGTGGATGCAGGGCGCAGGCTTCCGCGTAAGATTTTTGATGTAGTATTTTGATTGGAGAAGTAAATGCCTGAAACATTGGAAGCGACCGAGCCGACAACCGAATCCCTGGGATGGCGTGCTGGATTACCGGATGAACTCAAGACGAATGAAACCTTTGCTCCGTTCAAGACGGTTGGCGAGTTTGCTAAGAGCTATCTTGAAACGAAGACGAAGGCGACAGACTTTGAGCAGCGTCTCGGTAATTCAATACCCAAACTTTCGGAGACGGCTACCGACGAGGACCGCTCCAAGTTTTACGATGCTCTGGGAAGGCCGAAAGACCCCAAGGAGTATGAATTCGATGGTGAGGACAAGAACGCTACCGAGTGGACGAACGACTGGAAGGAACAATTTCATGATTTGGGTCTTACGAAGCCCCAAGCCAAACTGCTGAGCCAGAAGTGGAATGCTTCAGTTCAGAAGATGGTGGAGGCGCACAACGTTGCTCTCCAGAATGAAGTAGCGCAAGCTACCCAGGCGCTCAAAAACGAGTACGGCGACAAGTACGAAGCCAACGTGGAACTGGCAAAACGGTTGTACCAAAAGCATGTCGGTACGGAGTTCGACAAGGATTTTGATGCGGGCACCGAGAAGACTCGGCTCTCGACCATCAAGTTGCTTGTGAAGCTCGCCGCTTTGACGGGAGAAGATCGTTCGCCGCAGGGAACAAACGGCTCTGGTAATGTAGCCCCCGCTACGGGGATCAACTACAGCAAGAGCAATATGCCTCCTGCTAAGGTCTAAAAATCTGCGGTAAGGGAGTTTCACAATGGCTGACGCAAACGTACTCGGGTACCCAACCCTGATCGACATCATCAACAACTATGGGTCTGCTGACGCTCGCGCTCAGTACATCCAACCGGCTCGAATCCTCGACCGGAAGTGCCCCCTCATTCGGATGCTTCCGATGGTGGCGAGCAACAACGTCCTATCCAACATCGCTACTCGCACTGACTCTTTGCCGATCCCCGGAACGCGTCGGTGGAATGAGGGTGTGTTGCAGACGGCTTCCCACAACACTCCGATCAACGATCCGATTGCTCTCTTTGAGGACTACTCGGAAGTTGATAAGGAGCTTTGCCGGATTCAGAACAACCCGACCGCATGGCGCACCGATCAGGACATGAACCATATCGAAGGTTTCCGGCAGACGCTGGAGAACATGTCTTGGTACGGTAACATCGGAACTAACCCTGGAGCATTCAATGGCCTCGCCACTCGGTTCAACAACCTCGAATCGTATCCGAACGGCGACACCTCCTGGAACCCGAACGTGCTGAACGGCGGTTCTACCTCCGGCTCGGTTACGAGCATGTGGTTGATCGAGTTCGGCCCCGGCAAGGTGCATGGGATCTATCCCCCGAACACCCCTGGCGGGTTCAACATCGAAGACCTCGGCGAAGTGACGAAGGAGAACGCTCAGTCGCTCGGAGCCGTCTCCCAGAATTACTTGCATCAGGTCTATCGCACCCACTTCACATGGTTCATGGGTCTTCAGGTGCCTGACGAACGCTGCGTGCAGCGTGTCGCCAACATCAACCCCGCCATCCTCAGCAGCAATGACTTCGACGAAAACATCCTCATCGAAGCGATCAACTACCTGCCGGACGAAGGGGCGAATCCTGGGACCGCGATCTTTGTGAATCGCGCTCTCAAGACCCAGATTGACATCCGGGCGGTGAGTCAGAAGATCAACGCCTACACGATGTTCAAGCCCGGTATGGATGTCTTTGGCGGTCGCGTGACGACCTTCCAGGGAATTCCGATTTACGTTGCAGAGAAGTTGCTCAACACCGAGACGGTCATCAGCTAAAGCCAAAGGAGAATGAAATGCCTGTAACAGACGCTCTAACTTACCTCCACGGCAGCGGAACATCCGCCTTCGGCCCGGTCACGAACACGGCTGGTGTTTACGGCGATGCCCTCTGCTACGCGGGGAGTCAGTATTCCAATCTCGAAATCGACTTTGGCGCACCGACTTCCTCTGTCAACCCCGGCAGCTTCCCGTCCCTCACGGAGAAGGGTTACACCTTCCCTCCTGAGCTTCCGGGAAATGGCGGCGTCGAGATGGGGCTTCATGTGATCGTCGGCTCGGCATTCAATTTGCTGACCAGCATCAACTTTGAATTCTGCACCTCGCTCACCACCGGCGCACTTTACACTGCGTCTCCCAACCCGGTTGCTGCTCGCACGCTGACCCTGGCGCAGCTTGCGGTCGTCGGCGCACACTACTACATCCCGATTCAGTTGGGGTCGCTTTTGGAATTCAATCGTTTTTATGCGGCCCTCACTGGAACTGATCCCACAACTGGAACGATCCTTGCTTGGTTTGGTCCTCGCACGGGTGGAGAACAGTAAAATGCTGGTAATGGCAAAATGCACGGCGCGGGCCTGGGATAATACTCAGGCTCGCGAATACCTCCCCGGTTTCGAGTACGAGATCGATACCGACTCCCCTCTTGCTTCTCTGACCACTCACCCCGTTGCCTATAAGGACGGGAAGCCGGTCAAGTACATGCGCAGCGACGAGGGGAAGCTCGAAGCGTTCCCGACTTCCAAGCCCCCCTACGTTTTTGAGTTCGACCGCAACGCCAACCCGAACGACAAGCCGCATGACTATTCTTGCAAGAAGCCGGGATGCGGAGCGTTCTTCAAGACCCTTTCGGATCTTGGGACGCATACCAAGACGGCGCACAACGAAAGTCCAGCCGTGGACAACGAGCCTGCGGTGATTGTAAAAGACCAACGCGGCAAGCAAAAGAAGGGTGCCGTGAAGTGCAAGGATTGTGGGGAGTCGTTCCCGCATCTCTACGCTCTCAAGGTTCACAAAAAGACGCACGCCAAGGTCGAGGCCGAGCCCGTTCTCGCCTAGAGAGAGGGCCAAGTGAACTACTCGCAAACTCAGATCACGAACCTCGCACTTGGCCGCCTCGGCGCTCGCAACCTCATCACAAGCATCAACGATCCCTCACCGAACGCGGTGAGGGCGTTGGCTGTCTGGGACCCTGTGTTCCAAGAGGTATTATCCGAGCGCGACTGGCGGTTCGCGAAGACCCGCACGAAACTTCAGCTTAGCCCCTGGCAGCCTCTCTATGGATGGCGCTGGGCCTGGGCTCTCCCCGCCGACCTCCTACGCTTCGTACGGCCCGTAAAGAACGGTCGCGGGCGATCCTTTTACGATTGGTGCTGTGGGCCAGAGGGTGATGGCTGGTATCACCGCAGGGATACCCCGTTCTGGCCCTCGCATGAGCCATACGTGATCGAGACGATGAATACAGGTGCTTGGGCCACCCCAGTCAACGGAGCGCCTCCTGACCCCCTTCCGCCTGCGCCCACGGGCCGTTTCGTCCTGACCAACTATGGAGGGTTCTTCGGGCCAGCCAAGATTTGCTACATCCAACTCATCTCCGACTACACCCAGTTGATGCCCGGGTTTGTGAACTGTCTGACGAATCGCCTCGCGCAAGAGCTTGCCATCCCGGTTACGGAGGATAAGGGAAAGTTCGCGGCGGCGGCTGAATGGTACAAGGAAAGCCTCAACTCGGCTGAAGCTCAGAATGAATGCTTGGACTATTCGGAAGACGAGGCGGGCTCTGATTCATGGGAACGTGCTGGTCGGCGCGTGTGGGGGTTGTAAGTGGCTCCGAAAGCTTATCCAGTAAAGTACGCATTCAACTCTGGCGAAATTTCGGAACTCTGCCAGTTCCGGGATGACGTGCAGAAGATTGAGAGTGCGTGCCTAACGATGGAGAACATCCTGCCCTTGGTGGAGGGTGGTGCCAAGAAGATGCCCGGCACCTACTTCGCCGGGGCGACTGCTCTTGGCGGGGCGATGTTCGTCGGCTCAATCGACGGAACGACGCTTACCGTCACCGAGGTTATTTACGGGACGATTAGGATAGGGCAGACCGTCTATGGCGTCGGTGTGACCCCTGGCACGGTCATTACGGCTTACATCCCCACCGAGACGCCGTTCTTCACCTACTACAACGTCACACGCGACGGTACAGGAAACGGAACCGGAAATTGGCAGTTCGTGGGAACGCAATGGAGGACTCACTTCGAGCCGGTGACTTCGGCTTTGAGTGAACTGACATTTTCAGATTTTGGATTTGCCATACCCGCCAGCGCAACGATCTTAGGGGTATCGGTGAGCGCGGAGCTGGTTTCGCAGTTCACGACCACCAGCGTCTTGTCGCAGGTAGCCCTATGGAATTCCGCTGGACAAGTCGGAACCCTCAAGACTCCAAACACGCCGTTCACCACTTCAGTCTTGCCTGAGACCTACGGCAACGATACTGACCTATGGGGAGCCGCACTAACCCCCGCAATCATCAACGACTCCACCTTTGGATTTGCGATGGCAGTTGCGACTGACACCTCGCGCGTCTTTATAGGCGCTCCTTTTATGGTGACGGTTTGGTATCAAATTGAGACCGAGGTTGAGAGTGGCTCTCCGGGTGGAGTGGGACAGTATACGGTGAGCGTATCGCAGACGGTCGGCAGCGAACTTCTCCAGACTGCAACGAGTGGGAAGAGCCGTCTTGCGCCGTTTCAGTTCTCCACGGATCAGGGAGCGGTTCTCGAATTCTCGGCTGGCGTAGTTCGTATCTGGGAAGGGGCCACTCAAGGATCTTGGTCTTTGGGTATCGCGTTGCAAACTCCTCCTGCTGGGGCCAACTACAGTCCTCAGACGGCATACGTGGCTGGCAACCTTGCCTTGGTGGGTCCGTGGGCCGACGCGCTAAATTACACGGCTCCCACTTGGACTCCGAACCCCTCCTTGGGTGTTTTGACCTTTTCGGCCCCTTATGGATCGAGCTACGCATCCCCCGTAACAATTACAATCCAGACCAATGGGACGAATTCCCTTGCTGTCGTCAAGGGTGGAACGTCTCCGAATCAGTCCATCAACATCTTCCTCGCGAACACTACGCAAGGTCTCAACTCGGCTGTCTCGATTCAGGCTGCGATACGCACGCTAGGTTCCCTCAACACTGTTGGGAATAATTTTGTGGATCTCTCTGGATGGACAGTAACTCCCGATCCGATTTATTTTTCCTCCCCGTGGATTACCGCTCCGACCGCACCGGCTGGATCAACAATTTCGGTAGGTAGCGCATCTTCCTTCGTTGCGCAGTGCGTCGTCGCGAACAATGAGGAGCAGTTCCCCGTTCTTTACACCGGAGCGTTCAACTCGGCGTATTGGGTGGCTTACAACGCCACGGCTCAGCCTCCGATTGAACTGGTTACTCCGTATCTCGAAGCCGATCTCTTCCAACTCGATTGCTCGACGCAGAGCGCGGATGTTTTGTGGGTCTTCCATCCCAACTATCCACCGGCAGTGATCGA